TGCGTGGGCGACCGGCCTTCCGTTTCTCGCCGGGTGCCGAGGTTGCCTGTTCGATTCCACGTTCCTGACGATCACCGGCATCCAATGGACGGAACAGGTCGGGTCGGAAGATCACGAACGGATCTTTGGCATCCCAGACGACACCTTCAGTGAGTCTGACTCGGATGCCGTTTTGGTCGGCGGTGGTGCAGTTTGCTGCTGCAACGACGTGTGCCATGTTGATTGTCTCCTAGTGGCAGTTGGTGGGCAGGTGCCCAACCCGACATGACTGCCCACATGCCGGGTTGGGCGAACACATTTCCAGTCAGGCTATCACGCCTCCCTGACGCTGATCACACGGGCACGGTACCCGTAGTCACGCTCATACTGGGCTTCCAACTGTGCTTGGTGACCCCATGCGTGCTCGGTGCTGATCGTGTAGACCGACTCATTGTAGATGCGCCGGTCGCAACGGATCTTGATGATGAACTCACGGGTCTTGTTGGGTGTGGTGTTGGTGTTGTTGTTCATGACGACATTGTAGGCACAATCCCGTAGGGCTTGCAACAGCATTTCAAGATTTTCTCGGATTTTTTTTGGGAACGAAAAAGGTCGGGTGCCGAAGCACCCGACCCTTCTCTGATGTGTACCGGCGTCGCCGGTCAGAATCACTGGTTCTGCAAGAGACGGAACCCGAGATCGTTGACCGAATCGAAACCGTGACGGGCGGTGGCGAACCATCCACGCTGACCAGTCGGACGACCATTGCTGGTGCCGAACAGGTGAGGGATGAGTTCCACACTCATACCGGCACGCTGCGCCACAACGAAGTTGGAGAAGTCACCAACAACGAGGATGTTCGCAGCACCGGTCGTCCCGGTGAACTCCGGAGCGTAGTCGGTGGTCCGGATCGGACGACCGAACAGGGTGCCGATGCCACCAGCGGACAGGTCCACCGTGTAGTAGGCCGAGTCAGCACCAGCAGCGAAGGTGCGGATCTCGTTCTCCACGTCGGTGTTCATGATCCAAGTGGCGTTGGCACGGTAACGCTCGGGGAGCGACTTCCACGCCTTCAACACGTCAACCGCACCGAACGCACCATCGGTGGTCACGACGACCTCCACATTGGTGTTGGCGTCAAGGGCGGTGAACACGCCGGTCGGCGAGGACGAACCCGAACCGGTGATCGTCTGCTGGGCAACCAGATCGATGTATCCGGCGTCAAGCAGGCGACGCATCTCAGCAGCGAACGCAGGGTAGTCGTCGCCAACCTCAATGCTGTAAGGGATGAAGCCACGAGCCGTATAGACGGGGATCGTCGGCTGGGTGAGGGTCGGGCTGTCGTCCGAAACCTCAGCAGCCTCAGAGTCATACGACCATGACATGCCGGTGCTCGCAACACCCTTCCACTCGTCGGTGGTGACGGTGACGACACGGGCGAGGTCCAGAACCGGAGCAGCAGCAGCACCGCTGGTCAGGATGATGGACGGGTCGATGAGGACCGGGATGCCGTAGCCACCGGCTCCGTCGGATCCCTCCGACATCGCACGGAACTCGTCAAGGGCACGAGCCTCCTCCGACGTGAACGCCGGGGACTGGTGCATGACACCCTTCATGAACGCCGAGCGGTAGGCGTCGTTCTCGGTGAGCACGAGTCGCTTGGCGATCTGGGTGCCGTCGCAGTTTCCGTTCCGGCTGCGGACGAGCATGTCAACATGGTCGCCGTTCCGGGCAGGAAGGTTCTTGGCGTCACGGTCGATGATCGCAAGGGCAGCGTCACGAACCTGCTGACGGGAAGCGGTGGAGACATCGATCTGAGTCTCGGTGCGCTTCATGATCTGGGGGGCGTCGTGACCGGCAGCACGCTCCACGACCGCATCACGGGCAGCAGAGACACGAGCCTGACGCTCAACGAGGGCGTCATACTCGGCCTTGCGAGCCTCATGCTCGGTCAGCGCAGCATCCAGTTCGGCATCTTCCTCGGGCGTGATCTCGTCACGCTCGGAAAGATCGACAATGCGTGAACGCAGTTCCTCAACGGAAACTGCGAGGTCGTCAATCTTAGACATGATTCACTCTCTTTCAGAGTCCAGCCAAAACCCGGAGGGCTTGGCGTTGTGTACGGGTTCTGATCGGAACGTGACTTTCGGTCGGGGTTCCTGCTTCGGACGAGTGGAGCGAATCCGGGTCGTCTTGTTCGATTTCGGCGAGCGACGCAAGGTCGGTGCCTGCTGCAAGAATAGTCGCAATCTCTCCACGGATTTCTGCATCCTCCAACGCAGAGAGAACTGCACGACTGCGAACACCAACCGAAGTTTGTTCATAGGCTGGGAACACGACCGGTCCAACCTCATACAACTCCACCTCACGGATGGTGCGCTCCTCCATCCCATCGTTCCGTGAACGCTCCCACGACTCATCCAGAATGCGGAAACGGAACGACATGCCGGTGATACCACCGTCACGGATCGCATCACGGACAGGTTGCACCAGCCAGTTGTCCGACAGACGTGCCTTCACCCGAAGCCCATGATCATCCTCAGAGATATTCGTGATCCGTCCGAGGGGGATCGATCCGATGAGGGGATGTGAGCCGTGATCGAACTGCAAAATCGGCATCCGCATTCCCAGTGTGCGCTTGAACGCACCGGGGGCGATCCGCTCACGGTACACACCGACAGCATCTTCAATGTCGGTCCACTGGTCGAATACGGCACCGTAGCCATCCAACGTCAAACCATCTGCGGACTTCTCAACACGGAACTCCAAATGGCGAACCAGATTGTCGGTGTCACGCTTCTCCATTGTTGCCGTCATCTCGCTGTCTCTTTCATTCTGGATCTGTTCGGCCTTTCTGGCGAACCATTCACGGGCAGGCTCAGGGTTCAAAGGGTCAATACCCCAAAGATAGTGTGCCACAGCACCAGCACCGGGAAAGCCATCATCATCCGGATCACTGTTCGATGGGGCATCCAAATCAATCTCATGTCTGGCACCCCATGCATTTGCACGAATCACTTTGTCCTCGGAGATCACACCATCAGCCATCTGACGTGCCTCACGAATCGTTTTGTCAGTCAACCCATCACCACCGAAACCTTCGCCACGCAACTCCAAACCACGAGCAGCAGCGTTCATGATGTATTCGGGAGGATCGGTATCAACCTGACGTGACTCGGAACGCTCACCACCCGGCTCCACATCCTCAGCAATCGACAAAGCAACCATCTGATCGATCGCTTCCTGTTTCGTCTGATGACAGCCCATCACATCACCGTCATCTTTCACCGTCGCCCAACCCGAACACTCAGGGTTGTCGGACTCAATGAAGTACGGCATCAGACTGCACCGTTGGCGACAGGTTCGGTCGCAGGGGGCTGCAACTGGACAGACAGGTTGCCGGAGTGAATCAGCAGCGACATGTCACCGGTCGTGACCGCATCAATCACCGACTGTGGGTCGAAACCACCATCAACGAGAGTTCGCATCGTGGACGCATCACGTCCACGGATCTCAGCCTCATCCAATACGTCCTCTTGCAAAAACGACACGTCCCGGTCGTCATACCAAAGTCTGGACACCGGATCCGGTGAAGCGAGGATCGTTGACAGAGCATTGGCAGCGTTGCGCCACAACGGACGGATCGTGCCGTCAGCAAACCGGCGACGAGCAGCGGTGTAGTTCCCGGCGTTCAACGCAGAACCAGCAAGCCCTTCCGAGATTCCAAGATAGGACGCAGGCACACCGGCAGCAGCAGCAATCCGAGTCTCACCGGCACCCTGCACATTCTTGATGTTCAACTGGTCAAAGTTCGCACCGACCACTTTCACATCGGCACCGCCACCCAGATACAACGTCTTGAACGCCTTATCGACACCCTTGTGTGACGCATCCATCCTCTGCACGAAAGTTTCAAACGCCTCTTTCGTGATCGATGGATCAAACGAAACCACCATGTTCGGAGTAGCAGAGTTCCGCATGAACGAATGTTTGTAAGTTGAGAACTCGTCATCTGCAACAGCGTCCGACAGAACCGTTGACAGCCAAGTGCGACCACGGAACGGATGCATCGGATCCGGCAACGGTTTGAAATGGCAAACCTCGTCAGGCAGGAACATCGCCAACTCCTGTTGGCCATCATCCAAAACTGCGTAGCCGACAAGTTCCTGACCATAAGGCAACCCAGTCGTGTCATCATTCACCGCACCCGTCAACACCATCACACGGGCAGGATCCAAACGCACCAACTCGTCGCCAACACCACGACCACGACGCCTCACCCAATAAGAGTTCCCAAACAGATCCGCATCAACCAACATGCGAGCCAACAGATCGCCAGTCGTTCCACCAACCCACGGAGACTCCAACACCGACAACTCGGTGTTCCCAAAGAAACCTTGCGGTCGTCCGTTCTGGAAACGCTGCCACTGGAACCGCACCTCAGAGAACACCAACATGCGAGCATGAATCGCAGCAGCCACAATCGGATTCTTTTGACCCTGCAACGCAGTCAACTCGGCAGGCGACACCACCGGAGACACATACCGTTGACCGCCAAACGAGAACTGTTCAAAGAGACGCAGATAGTCATTCCATGACAAGCCGACAGACCGAGCCTCAGACCTACCGAACAGATTTCCCAAAGCCATCAGTCACGCTCCAACGACACACCGAACAGCACCGCACCAACACCAGCCACAATCAACCCTGCGGACAAAGACGCAATCCCGGCACCTATGGAAGTTGACACTACACCCACGGCCTGCAACAAAATCGCCACCCGAACTTTGGACACCACTCACTCCTAACCGAACGACGCCCACAACTCGGCAGGTGCGCCACTCTCAGGTTTGCTATTCGCCCGATGATAGGCGATACACAACGCAACCGCAGCGTCAATCTTCCCACGGCTCTTACCCTTCGACAACGTGAACCCGGTCTCATTCATCTTCGGGATCGCATTCAACACATGGGCTGTGAACGCAGCATCAGCATCATGCGACAACTCGCCACGCTTGATCGCCTCAAACGTCGCACCAACAGCCGGAGTCATCCGCTGCAACGACTGAGGGATTTCCACCAACGGGTAACCCTCATCCAACAACATCTGAGCAGGCAAATCAAAAAAGCGTGGGTCGAACGACACCTCACGCAAATCGAACCGGGCACCCAAATCACGAACAGTCTGCATCACATCAGACACATCCAACCTGCCGTCCTCAGTCGGATTCCAAATCTTCGCCTGAGCGTGCCAACGACCATCGTGACGTTGCTGCACCCACACCACCGCAGTTGAGTCATGCTTCAACGCAACGTCAACACCAACCCACGTCGGCTCACCATCGATCATCTCATACGGATCCTCCAACTCATCCCACACCCGTTTCCCGTCATCACCCAACCAGCATTCCGTCCCCTCATGCCACTGACCCAAACGGAAGATCCGGAAATGCGACTCAGGAGACATCGCCACCGCAGTCTCCAACGCACCACGATTCATGAACCCCTCACCCAAAGCAGGGTTCGCCTTCAACCACTGCTCCTCATCAGTCACACTGCAACCCTCATCCGCAGCGAACTCCGTGAACCGGAAACCCGGAGGCAACGCACCATGACGCACACGTTGACGCATATGCCACAACGCATTATCTTTCTCAAACCCCGGAGTGCCAATCCCAACCACCAACGACCGTGGACGCTTACCCGAAGCCAACAACATCGAATCCCACGACATCACTGGCATGAACCCGATCTCATCCACAATCCCCAACGACGGATCCAAACCCTGCAACCCGTCAGGATCATTCGACTTCGGAAACATCTCACCATGATTCAACGGGGTCACAATCTTTTGACCGCCAATCGCCGAATACACGAAACAGCGTGACGACAACTCCCAGTTCTCACGCAACATCGCCAACGCAACCCCATACACCGAAGTCACCGCCTGCTGCACCGTCGTCGCCACCACCGGAATCTGAGGAGCACCACCCTCATCCGGATCGAACAAACCCCACAAGCCGAGCGCAGCCAGAAACGTAGACTTGCCATTGCCACGACCAACCGACATCACCGCAGCAGTCACCTCGTCAGCCAACACCGCCTCCAACCACTCTTTCTGGTAGGTCGCCAACTTCAACGGCTTGCCAGCCCCATACCCCTTCGGTGAAGCGCAGTAGGTTTCGATGAACCGGATCGCACGAGCATGACGAGACTTCACACGCCACTTCAACCACGGACCCGGTGACTCGTTTTCCAGTTTCTTTCCGGCGTTGCGGTTGCCCTGCATGTTTTTGCCGGTCTGCGGCTTATTCATTCTGACCTCATATTATGCGACCGGGTTATCCACAGTTGGGGACAACCCTGTGGAGAAAGAAGGTGTGCATGGTCGGAAGCGTGTGCGTCCC